GCAAATGACATAAATCCCCCTAGTTAAACAATCCGCACAAACCGGCAATCGCCGCCGCCGCACCTATGCCAAGGCCGATCGGCCCTAACGCCCCAAGTTCAGGCATTGAAGCCATCAAGCCCCCATCTCCCGCCGCTTCGCCTCCGGTTGCCAATGCGCCTTCCCCCGCCGCTTCACCTCCGGTTGCCGCCGCACCTTCAGCAGCATCGCCCGCCAATAAAGAAGAAGGCGCAACCGCCGCCGGTGATGACGAAAGCGCCGCGGTGTCAGCCGTGGCATTTGCCGCTGAACTTCCAGACAAAAAACCGGAAGGCGCAACCGCCGCCGGTGAAGATGACAAAGACGCGGTGCTTGCCAATCCGCCCGTTCCAGTGCCCGCCACATTTGCCGCCGGTGCAGCCGCATTGCCAAGGCCGGAAACATAGTTTGAAATCTGCGGGTAGGCCGCTATGCCCAACGCGCCAAGCGAACCCGCCATCTGCCCTTGTGCTTGTGCATTTGCAGAACGGTTAGCCATCGTCATCTGCGCCCGTGCCGCCTGTAGCTGGTTGGCAAGCTGTGTCGCTTGGTCGCTTGCCGTCAATGCGCCTTCAAGGTTTTGCCGGCCTGTGTCCAGTAAATCCATTATTTTTGCCCCACTGTTGCAGCCGCGCCCAATCCGCCGCTCATCACGGCATTCTTAAGGTCTTGGTCGGCCTGTACGGTTGAATTGTTGGCGTTTGCCTCGCTCGCCGCCTTGGAAATGCCCGTGTTGGTTGCCAAGTCTTGGCTTTGCAATGCGTTCATGCCCTGCCCAAAACGTGACAGGTCGCGTGACTGCTGCCCCGCCGCGCTGGCATAGGCATTGTTCACACCCGTCTGTGCATTGTTCAGGCTTTGCGGCAAGAACGTAGTCTGCAAGCCCGTTCCCATCTGGCTGATAAGATTGTTTTCCTGTGGCTGGAAACGGCTCTGGTAGTCTTGCCATTGCTCGTTGACAAGGTTTGCATTAGCATTGGAGGCCACCGTGTCAATGGAAGAAGGTATCTGGCTAGGTGCTGAGCTGCCCATCACGCCCCCGCATTTTGGTTGATGTATTTATTGGTGAGAGCAGCCATGCCCATCCCCGCCACCGCGCCGGGTATGGCAAGATTGTTCTGCTGCTGCTCAAAGGCATTTCCGGCGTTTTGCTGCTGCCCCGCCACTGACTGTTGGGCAACCGAACTCAAGCCTTGTATCGCCCCTGTAGATTGCCCTTGCCCCATTGCCACAATGCCTTGTTCGCCTTGCAGCATACGGTTCGTCACGCCTTGGTTGGCGGTGTTGGTGGCATTGGCCTCGCTTGCGGCTTCCGGCAAATAATCGCCCATGCCAAGCCGTTGCCCGCCCATCGACGCGCCCACATTGCCGGTTTGCGGCCCATTGGCTTGCTTAAGCGTGGTCGCCGCCATTCCAGCCGCCGTGTCATGGTTGCCTTGGCTGTCCATGTTGGCGACTTGGTTCATCCATTGGTTTTCAAGCGGGACATACTTTTGTTGGTAATATTGCCACTTTTGGTTGGCGACATTCGCCAACGCTTCTTGCTGCGGGTTGTCTTGGCTGACAATCTGGGAGCCGCCGCCACCGCCGCCATAAAACTTGACGGGCATTAACATGCGGATAAAAAAAATATCTTTAACCTTCATACGGTTTTCCTTACGCCATCTCGGCGTTAGTCTTAGTTTACGGCGTAAACTCAGCGTTTGCCTTGTAAGCCCTGAGTTTACCGGGCAAACCAATATTTACTTAAGTTTCGTGGATTGCTTTAATGCCCCATAATTACCCGCCTAAATTGCAATTTTATATTCGCTGACGCATTGCCAGCCGTTTTGTTTGGCGACACGCCTAAAACCTTCGCGTGGCGATCTAAAAATTATCGAGGTGGCATGGATGGATTTTGCAATCAGGGCAATATCCTCACGGTACGTTTCCAAGCCGTCATCCGCCATACTGTAACATAACCATACAAAAAGCTCCTTATCCAATGTGTAAGGGTTTTCTTGTGGTTGCACAATGACAAAGCCATCTTTGCAAGTATAACAGAACGCCCTGCCCATCAGGCATTGCGCGTAAACATCCTCGGGCTTCCAGTCCATGCCCAGACCCTGTATTTCTTCCACAAATGGCTTTATGGCATCCCACACTTGCCGGATGTCGCACAACTCAAAACGCCCGAATGTCATAATCCCGCCAATGTTGTGTTGTAACTGGCGACCGCCGCCAATAGGGTAGGGTAATCGGTGGCTGCACCCACCGCAGCGCTTGCCGTGTTGCTTGCCTCCCTTACGCTTTCTATCCACGCCCATGCGGCCCTTAAGGCCATGCCATCCGCACCGTTCTGGTTAGTCAGCACCCCTGCGCCAAGCAAAGCATCAGCCAGCACAAGCCCGTTCCATTGCGCCAGCATGTTTGATTGCATCCATTGCGGGTACTTCCCCAATATCTTGTCGCTTGCCGCCGTGTTGATTTGTGCGACGGCATTGCTTTGCAAGGTAGCTAACGGCAAAGTTATGGCTAATGGCATATCAGTTTGCTATGACAGTGGTTACAAAATCAAGGTAAGGCCAGCACGATACGGTTAATTCGTAAGTGTCAGCCACCTGTGTCGAAAACGTGTCAGGATTGGCACAACCGCCGCTGGCAGTTGTGCTTGTGCCTTTTGCGGTGATGGTTGATCCAGCCGGTGCGCCAGTCACCGTGACAACATCCACGCCATTGGCAACCACGCTTGTTTTGTCAACGGTTGTGGCTTGTGTTGGCCTGTCTGTGATTGCGCCGTTCAGGATGTATTGCATGTGCCTGTCTGCCAAGCCTTCCATGCAAGATTGGCCTGTAGCCGCCATATTCACTGCATCAGCGGGTGAAAGATTGGTTATGATGACAATATAGCCACTTGAATTGTCATATATTAAGCTAGACACTGGACTTGACCCCGTTCACCAGCACATGGCTTTGTGCGGTGGTGGCTGAGTTGGCAAATGTAACACTTGATGTGTATGCACCGTCATTATATCCCCTCCACCTTGCAACTATATTGTAAGTTTTGGCGGAATTTGTTTGTATGCCCAAACTATAATATTCCAACAGGGTTAGGCCATAATATGACGAGGATGATTGTATGGAAAAATTACTGCCAAACGTGGCTATCAAATTGCCAAGCGAATCTGTCAAAAGCAACTCTGTCACTGCCATATTAAGGCTTGTACCAAACCCATTCACATATTTAAGCGCAGGGATGATCATATTGCCAAGCTCAATTAGCATGACACTGTTCGATGTGCCGGTTGTCATGTCACAATAAAATGTATTTATTATGATGTCGCCACAACAATCGCCACCAATGGTGGACTTGGTTATGCTTGGATAACCATTTGAATAATTGCTATAAACAGGGACAATAACCGCATTTCCGGCTATTTGTAACGTATTTACTGCCAAATTGGCTATATAAGTCGAGGCATTTGCGGGCGTGATTTGGTTAAGCGTGGAAAACGCACCATTAGGCGACCCCGCCCCCCATGTGGTGGGTTTTGTTTGCCCCGCCGCAGCATAGCCAAGGTAGGGCATCACCATACCAACAAAACAATTGGTCTGACCAACCGCTATGGTCACTTCAATTTCAAGCACCATCCGTGCCGTGTTTGCAGGGGCGGTGGCAAAGCCCCACAATCGCGTATAGCTTGATAGGCTGGTGTTCCATGAAGGCGAACCCGTGACATTGCTTGTCCCACCTATGACCGCCGGATTCCCCAAAAGTCCGCCTGACGCATTCCAAAAGGACACCACCAATGTGGCTGTACCGCCATTGTTTGCCAAGCACCATGCTTGTGCCTCCACGACTTGCCCTGGACTGCACGGCACGTTCTGCCCAAATGACCGTATGCCGCCTTTATCTACGCCAGAAACGGGTGTTCCAGTCAATTCAAACGCAAGGCAGTTTAAAGGCGCAGGGGCGGGTGCAGTGCCATTAAGCACAATTGAATTTGAACCTGTATAGCCCGAATCTAGCCAATTGTCCCAACCGTCCAGCACGGTGAACGCGGTGTTTGTCAGCAGGTTATGGCCCGTGCCTTGCGCCAATCCGCCCGCCGAACCGGTCGCGCCGGACTGCATGATAATATTGCCCAGACCGTCACGGATGGTCAACTGGTTAAGGTTGACATTGCCGCCCGTCTTGTCAAGCTGCCATCCAAGGTTTGAGCCATTGTAATTCTGTGAGCTGATCGTGCCGGTTATCATTGCGTCCGTCACGGTCAATTCCAAAATATCGGCTTGGGCAATCCATGCATTGACACCATAGATGTTTTCTCCGGCGACATTCATGAACGAGCCACTGACACCGGGGCCTATCACCGTCGCGCCTATGACTCCCGTGGATGAATTGTACGGGCCGTAAACATCGGCATTGGAAACAAACCTGATCCAATAGGCATACACTGAACCGGGGTCAACTGAATCGACATAAATAGTGCCATTGCTCGTGCCTATCAGGGAAGCCGAGGACAATGCCGGTGTGCAATACACATTGCCGCCACCGCCCGTGATGGATGCCATATTGCTGCAAGTGAACGCGGTCTTAAGCACCGTGCCGCCTGTGCCTGTCACGGTCGCGCCGTTATAGGTGAACACCGTGCCAACCGCCGGTGTAACGCCAACCGGCACACCCAATGCCGCCCAATTGGTTGTGCCCAACGCCGTGATGACATATTCAGTGCCGTTCACCAATGACGGCAACGCCACCGCTGTTGCGCCCAACGTCGCCCAATTGATGCTGCCTAACACCCGTATCCGGTATGCATTGCCATTCACCATGCTGTATGCCTGACACAACGCAGGGGCGCGCCAAATTTCCGTATAATTGAGATTGCCATAACTTGACAAGTCCCATGTCAGGAAATTGCTTAACCTCATGCCTTGCACCGCCAAACCGGTAGGCAATGGCGGTATCGTTGTGTCCAGCAATCCGCTTATCGTGCCTGACACCGTGCCCAATGCCGTGGCGATCGCGCTTGCCGAGCTTGCGCTTGCGTTCGTGGCAATGTCCGCTGAAGCTTTGTTGACCGCTTCACGCATAGCTGACAAAAAATTCTTTAATATCGGGTCAGTGACATTGGGGACAGACGGCACTTGTCGGGTCATGTCAGTTCCGCCACGCTATTGGCAATGGACAGTGAGTCCACCGCATTAGTGCCGGACAACTGCACATAAAACTCCCTGCCCCGATAGCCGGACGGCAAACGGAACACATTGCTGTCACTGACCGCCACACTGTACACGGGGTTCCCATCCGCCCATAACTGAAATGTCACCGTGCCACTGGCATAGATACGCCCGCACGCCGGACACATGGGCATAGGCACGCGCACTGGCTTGCTCTTCCACGTGAACATCATCGGATTGCCTGTCTCCCAGCTCCAGATAATGCCCGTGCTGTCCAACAGATACAGCGTGTCGGTTGACAAGTCATTGTAGCCGCCCACAATCGTAGGGAAACCGCTTAAGGTGGTCAGAACGGCGGGGCTTTTACGCATGTCAAACATAAAGCCGTTTGAACCCGAAAAGCCCACATAAATGCCCTCATAATAAAACCCATACAATGTTGCCGGAGGAAACGCCGCTTGCCATTGCTGCAAAGTGTAATAATCCAGCGTAGCCATTTGTATTTGTGCTTGCTGAATGGCAATAAGGCCATCCGGCGATGCCGCCATCACATAGCCGCCCATGTCCACGCAACTTTTGCGGAACGGCACAGATTGGGCATTGTCGATTTTAATGGCCGTCAAGGTTGCAGGGTCTGTGCCAGTGACAAGATAAGGGTTGCCTTGTGTGAACACCACAATAGAATCCGTTGTCACTGCCAATGCCGTTATCGGAAACGGAAAAGCCAGCTCATTGTTGGGATTCCACGCATGGGGCATGAACAGCTCGCTCACATACAATGTGTTGCCATAATAGCCGACAAAAAACCCACTGCCCGTGGATTTAAGCCCTATCATTGCAGCAGGCGGCGCAAACCAATTGGCGGACGGCATGATCTCGCCCAAGGCGGAATCAAGTATGCTGTCTGCATAGGTGGTTGTGCCTATCACGACATCCGCCACAAACTCAAACGTAGTGCTGTTAGTGCCTTGCGCCGTCCGGTAAATACGCCTAAGCCCCGTGGCGAGATTGTAATTGGTGAGCGTTTCGGTGTTGAAATTTAGCGTGACAGTTTGCCCGTTCTGAACTGAAGTGACAGGCAAAGGCGTTGCCATTGGCGGCCCTTCCTCGCCCAATGGCGACACATACGAGAACGTGTAAAAACGTTCGTACGCGGTTCCCGTGCCTGTGCCGGAAACCGCCGCGCTGGCTATTTTGCCGTTCGCCGGTTGTGGTATGCCCAGCCTTAGCCCATTAGGCGTGCCGTTGACTGATGGCCTGCCAGTAAACGTATATTGCGGGTAAGCCGCTGTAGGGTCGGTGTAATAAATCCTGCCGTAAGCATCCGCCGGAACAGGGCTCATTGCCACGTCCACATTGGGCGCGTCCCAATACAGCCAAGGCGGCGATGAATATTTGTAAATGGTGGAAGGCACATAGCCCAATGTGCCGGATGGCGAGGCAACCACTTGCGTCAATCCGTTCAGTGGCCTGATAGAACCACGGTCAACACGGAGGTTTTGCGCCACCGTTGCCATATTGGTTTCCAGCAGCGGCGGGTTGACTTTAGGGGCTATGCCGCCAAACTGTCCTATGCTGATGCTCATTTGACAACCTTGTCATTGTCGGCATTGGTGTCGCCACTGAACTTTTCGCCAATGGCTTGCATGAACATCTGGTAATGGTTTTGGCTGCGCTGCGCTTGGTTGGCGCTGTCAGAATCTTTTGCAAACGCACGGTAAAGCACATAATCCAACAAGGCATTACGGTAGTAATCCATGATGGTTATCTTTGTGCCTATCGCATAATTGGGTATTTGCGGGGGTATCTGCGCGTAGATTATTTCAATATATTGGGGTTCGGCGGGTTGGGGAGGCCAAACATAGAACGTTGAGTTGTTGTCAACCGCGTCATACATGGCATGTACAACCGTGCTGGACGGCGTGTCCTCTGTCCATGTCGGAAAGTACCTGTCCATGGTTTTTCTGTCAATCTGCCGTATTGCAGCCCCCGGTGTCGTGCCGGTCGGCCCCATGTTACGGACAAACTCAACAATGCGTATCGCATCATCAGGGCCACCCTGTATGGCACCGGGCTGCAAAATAAGCGGGACGGTGACGGCATTGGAATTGACAACCAACGTGGCTATTTCAAGCTGCCCCGCATTAATCCAAGACAGCAGTTCGCTTTGCGACCAACGGGTAAGTGCCACATCATTAAGAAAAACAGCCGCGTCATTTATAATGGCTATCGCATCCGTTCCGGGATTGGAACGAAAATACCCGTCAGAACTGTACCCGTCAACAGAATAATTGAGCATGGCTGGGCCTATGTTTTTTGTCAGTCAAAAGGCATTACATTGTCATTAATGCACGGTAAACGGCATCCATCATAATCTGCCCTCCTGTCGCTATGTCAGGGTGCTCCAGGTCGGCTTGGATGTAGGGGGTATAAAGGTCAGTGAATGCATAGTCAGAACCGGCATTGTCCGGCCTGCCAAAATAGGG